TAGTCTATCCTCAAACGACTTGGTATCAATTGCGTTGATGTAGTTATTTGTCACGTTTGTTGTGCTACCCATATTTTGCAAAGCATGGTTAGGAATGATTGTTCCTGCCGTTCTTGGAATAAACAATTCAGGTCCACGCTCACCAACCAAATTGATTGTATTAGGCGTTGGATTGCCGCCATCAGCATATTTGGAGCCAAAACCTTGAATGTCAGTACCTAAGCCGCTTGCCCCATTTGCGCCAACTGAAGGTGCAAACATACTAAAAGCCGCCCCCAAGAAACGCATTGCAGCAGCTTTCATCTGGATTGCAATCAAATTCTGAATAATGCTACGAGCCAAATCTTTCATGTTCAATTTGCCTGTTTTGACAAAATTGTCGATTGCAGAACTCAAATTGCCATACACAGATTCAAACACTTGCTGTGTTCTCTTTGTTGATTCTTGAATTGAAACATTAAATTTTTCAATAGCTTCTTGTCTATCAAGCTGAAGATTTAAGAATTTTTCATTTTCTTTTCCTTCATTTTCTTGACGCAGCAAGCTATATTTCAAAGAAATTTCGGCAAGTTTTTGTTCTTGCTCTGTTGCATAAATCATTTGATACTTCAATTCAAGAAGTTTCTTTTGATTATCAAGATTTTTTGTTGCATCTTGCGCGGCTTGATTGGATTGCTCCATTGCCTTACCTTTTGCATTCATGTAGTCAATTTCGTCTTGTTGATATTGAGCACGAATCTCAGCTTGCTCCATATACCTCTTAAGCCAAAACTGCTTTAATTTTTCGGCGTATTCAGCCTCTGCTTGCAATTGCTTTTGTTTAAAAATTTCAGCATTCTGAGCAGTAAATTGATTTTTCTCTGATTCATTTTTTTGACGCATTTCAATTCGTGCGTCTTCAACCTTCTTGTCTTTTTCAAGAAGCATTTTGTTTAATTCAGTTGCTGAATTTATTTTTACAATGTATTCAGCTTCTGCTGTTTGCTTGGCAAGTTCAACTGCTTTTTGTTTTGCAGCCATGCCATATTTTTCTTCCCAATTGATTTTCTTTTGATTTTCTTCTGCTGCTTTTGCTTTAGCTTCAGCAGCATCAATTTCAGAATTGATTTTGCCAGCTTCATCAGCCAGCTTTTGACGCATTTTTTCAAGTTCTGCTTCCATTGTTTGAGTATTCAAACCCAAACCTTTGCGTTGTTGAATTGTCAATACAGTTTTATTGATTTCATCTTCAATGCTTTTCAGACTTTTGGCTGTTGGAGCGCGACCAATTCCAAGCATGGCATCCCACGCTTCAGAAGCTAAATCTTTAACAGCTTTCCATGCTTTCTCAAGAGTTCCAAGACTACGCTCAGTTCCAGTAAGACTTTCCAAAAGTTTATCTGCTGTAAATTTTGCAGACTCTTGCAAGCGGCCTTGTTCTTCAAGTTGTTTGATGTACTTGTATTGCTCAAGATTCAGGAAATGGTATTTGTCATTCAATTGCTTGGCAGAAGAAGCCGTACCATCCAAAAGAGGAATCAATTGTTTTGCGGCATCCTTTGCATCAACACCTGAAATCTTAGAGAACTTCAAAATAACAGATGCAACAGAATCAATTGATTTTGCAGTGAACTGCCCAGAAGAAACAAGTTCAGACAAAACATCGCGAGTGCTACCAATAGATGCCCCTAGTTTTTGACTTAGCGCATCACCCATATCAACAAATTTGCTATATGCAATTCCAGCGAATTGACCTGTAAGAGTCATGCTGTCGCGGAATTTATCCATCTCATCTTTGGCTTTGTAAAACGCATAACTAACAGAGCCAACAATAGCAACAGTTGCAGTAAGACCAACATTCAATGGAGTAATCAAAGTGCCTAATGCGCGGAACATACCGCCAAGGCCACCCATTTGGTCTTTCAATTGACCGCCTTGTTGAATCAAGGCAATCATTGGGTTTTGACCGGAAGCAATTTGCGTAAAGAAGTCGGTGGTCTGATAAGTCAGAGCCATCTTTTGTTGCTGAGTCAATTCACCAGTAATCTTCTTTTGACTTGTAGCAATCTTGTCGTATGCGGCAGCTTGCTCAAGTAAACGCTGCTTCATTTCAGAAGTAGCGTTCATGAATCGACCAGAGGTGATTTCGCGCTGAATCAACTCTACTTTAGAAAGAGCCTTACCGTAATCTTCGGTTGCGTGTTTAAGATTAGCAAGTTCACCAGCAGCAGCGTTTGTATCTCGCTTGATTTCGTTTGCCATCTTTTTATTGATGGCAATTGCTTTATCAACCTCAGCAGTAAATTCTGCTGTGTCCAAGCCAAGGACAACACCAAGACGGGCAATGTTATTTGATGCCATTATTTTTTCCTCTTAGCCAATTTTTTGGCATATTCGGGGATGATTCTTGCCAACTCATCTTTAAGAGTTGAAAGAACTTGATTCACATTATTGTCCAATGCTGGACGTAAAAATGGATGACCTGAAATCTTTTTTGTGCCAAATTCTTGAGCCAAGGAAACAGCACTTTTTTTCACAGATACAACTGCAATCGCTGCATCTGTCTCATTGACGTACATACTTTGTTTATCACGCGCAGACGGAATCCTTGCATCCAAACGCAAAGTATCAACCATGTGAATTGGGTTTCTTTCATCTCTTGGCTTTGTCCCAATGGGAGCCATAGATTGAGCACTAATCAAGACAGTCTGCATTGACGTTTTTGCAGCCTTGACCAAAGTATTTCTAGCCACCAGATCAGCGCGATAGCCATTCGCCAATTCTTTCAATTGCATTTCAAACTCGGAGAATCCTTCGAGTTTTACTTTGCGATTGTCTGGTGTGTAAGCCATGCTACTCTTTCAGATAAGCCTCCGATCCGGGTCGAGTAGACAAGAAGGCCAGCAATTGCTTGCTAACCTGTTCCTGCTGCTGTTCTTTTGTCAGCGGAGGGATGATGTATTCATGCGTCGATGGAAGAACATCTTTCATCGTGAACGGTCTTGTCGTTTTCTGTATTTTCGAGTTTAAGTTGCCCGTAGTCAAGGAGCTTAAAGCCAACAAAATAGCTTTAGGCCCAATCATGCCATCGGACAACATAATCTCGACATTCCGCATATCATCAGCAGGAACATCATCTGGACACCCACCGTGAGCGTAAACATACGCTCTGGCTTGTAGGCGAATGTCCTGAATTAGTTTTTTCGAGAGTCCTTGTATCCCGGCTGGATTGCCTCTGAAATCTTAGCCAGAATCTCAAGCTGAACAGCCATAGGCCATTCATCTTCAATGTCTTGATAGGTAATGTTCTCAAGCGTTCCATTTTCAGGAACTAGCAGCTTGATGTACTCCACCATTCGGTTTTCCATCTGCAAGATGGTTTCAACCAATTCTTTAGTAGAACGACCTTCAACAATTACATCTTCTTCGGTAATCACAATGCCTTCAATGGCTTGAGAATCCTTAAAAGATGCGGTCATCTTGTCAAAGCGGCGCTGATACTCTTCTTTATCAAACTTGACAATGCGCTCTTGCATTTCATCAAGTTCTTTGGTCAGAGGAATTCGGACCTTGAATGTATGTCCACCAAGTTCAAATGTCTTGGTGCGGAGATTGGAAATTTCGCCAAAAGCAGAAGAGAGTTTTGTCATGTGTTTGCCTTATCGTGTGGTTCGGATGATCTTTTGATATACAGCTTCATTCAAAGCAATAGCGTATTCAACGGCTTGCTCCGGGGAAATTGTATCTGCATGGTTTCTCGCAATTTCATGCGACAGCGCAATTGCAGTGATGCGTTGTTGAGTAAACCCAAACCAGTCTTTCCGTTCACTGGCTTGGGTTATCAGGTAACTCAGAAGGTCACTACTGTCTTGTATTTTCATAGATTATTCTTTAGTAACTGCCTTCGGAGCAGGTGCTGTGTACGGATTGTACTTTTGCAAAAGAGCCAAAGCTACCGCTTCTGCCGTATCAGGCTCTGCGGTTTCTTTAGCAACTTCGGCAGCGTCAACAGGCAAAGAACGAGCGACAAGGTCAATGTCGCCGTATGCCTCCACGATAGTGGTGATTGCTTCACTGACTTTCATCATGTGTTCGACCAGCCGTACTGGTTGCCCCGTGGATGGATTGTAAAAGTACACTTGGCTTCAGCGCCGGGTGCAGCATCAATCTGGAACTCGCCAACACGTCCGTTAAATGCGTATGCAATGGTGCTTGCACCATCAACAGCAGCAACAACAAAAGTGCGGTCCACAACACCAGAATAAGCGTCAGAACGAATCTGAAGCAAAGCAGTGTCAGAAGGATTCCAAGCAGCAGTGATGGTCATGCTTGTGGGAGCAGCTTGCACTGGAATCTTGTCGCTTTGACGCGAACCAGCAACAGAGAATGATGCCACCGCATCGTCTTGACCAAAAGCAGGAATGGCCTCAACAGGCAACTGAACACCAGCAGCGCCAGTGCCGTTAGCTGATGTGCCAACAATGGTTGCTACTTGAGCAGTCCAAACAGACAAGTTGGCAGTCGTCAAAGGTGTAGGTGTCGCTGCGGATTGCATCCACAACGAGGCACTAAAACCGGGAAGGACTTTATTTGGTGCAGCCATGACTACTCCTTAAGCGTTGTTGGACCAACCGTATTGGTTGCCACGGGGATGAACAGTGAATGTGCATTTTGCTTCAGCACCGGGAGCTGCATCAATTTGGAATTCGCCCACACGACCATTGAAGGCGTAATACACGATGTTGGAACCATCGGTAGCCGAAATCACAAAAGTGCGATCAATCACGCCAGAATAGGCATCAGCACGCATCAACAACAGATTGGTATCGGAAGGGTTCCAAGCAGCGGTGATAGTCATGCTGGTAGGAGCAGCTTGAACAGGGATTTTGTCCGACTGACGCGAACCAGCCACGGAGAAAGATGCAACAGCGTCATCTTGACCAAAAGCAGGAATGGCCTCCACGGGCAACAGGTTGCCAGAGACAGCAATAGGCGAAACGCTGGCAACCAGTGACAGTTGCGAAACAGTCAAAGGCGTTGGAGAAGAACCAGATTGGCAGTACAGGGCTGCGCTAAAACCGGGCAAGACTTTGTTTGGGAGAGCCATTTCAATTTCCTTTAGAAAGAGTTAAACAAATTTTATCTTGTCAGGTCGGAATATCCAAGGTGCAATCCAAATAGATTTGCGCCATCTTTTCTTCGTTATTATAGGAGTTATAGAGCCACAATACATCAGCTTTTGAGATTTGAAAGCCGTTTGTAGAGCCGCCAAATAAACCACTATAACCATGCAAAGATTGAAGAATTTGATTGGAAATGGTGAAACCATCTTCAATTTCTTGCGTGAAAATTGAAATCTGGAAAACTGGACGATCAATGCCTTTTACGCTTTGAACCGGACCTGTATATACAGGTTGGTGTACATTGCGTAGCATCCAAACAACAAATTTAGGCTGTGTCGCAAAATTGCGGTTAAATGCCGCATAAACAGGCACAGGATTAACAATGCTACTCAGTTGATACTGAATAGCCTTGCCATACTGAACGACATTCTGTTGTGTTGCCATTATGCTGCCGTGACTGGATCGTTGCGGACACAGAGAATGTTAACCGTCATACGGTCATCGGCTTCCCTGACGTTATCAATACGCCAATCAAAACTGTTCCAATTAATGGAATACATATTTTGATTTCGGATCATTTCTCTAGTGTTTGGAGTGTAGTTCAACGTGAACTCAACAACATCCGAATACACACGATACTTATCAGCAATCTTGACATGGTTTGCAACACTGTGAACACGAGCGCGAGTACCAAACCATTTGGTAATGGTAGTGGTTTGCTCACCAAAATCAGTCTTGGCGAATGCCAATTGATTGACTGTGATGTTCTCAAAACGTGCAATTGCCATATCAATTTACCATTCACATGACGAGGGGCTTGTAATTTCTCAAAAGCGTTGCAACACCAAATGGAATTTCGTGCTGAATTGGGCCAGTTGTATTGCTGCGGTTGTTGTACAGATGTGTAAACAACAGCAATCCAGCTTGCTTAATGACCGGGTATGTCTGCAATGGATTTGGCGCAGTCGTGTAATCCAGCACGATTGGACCCGTCATTGCATTGTTGATATTGGTCGGCAAGTTGCTAACAATCACTTTGTTGCCGCTGGCATCATAGTAATATTCAGTCGGCGACACTTCAACCAAGATTGGCTTAAAGTCATCCGTGTAATAAGCCAAACGCTCAATTGTCACGCCTTCCAAATCTGGATATTGGTTTTGACTGACTTCAGGCAAATCCAAAGAAGCGGGAGAAGAAACAAGGCTTTCTGGGCCGTACCAAACTCGATACGTCACAGAAAAAATTGAGAGGCCAAGATAATCCTCTATTGCCTGACGGGTAGCCAGTTCAAGGCTTTTAAGGTATGTATCTTGGCTTTCGTCTTCAAACAAGTTGATATGTTGCGTGATTTCCTCAAGCGTCAGCCACGGAGTGACCACATCGCGGTCAATCTGTTCAAACTTAACGTAGTTGAAAGGATTGCGTGTTTGTGCGCCAAACGGCAATCCAGCAAACGTATCAGATGAAGACATACTTAGACCTCTCAGGCACTCATACGAGCGCCAGCAAACGGATCGCGCACAGAAGACACCACACGCTTTTCTGCATATAGTGTAACGAAACCGGGAGTGGTCTGTTCAAACATTTGAATGGACATTTCTTCAGTATCGCCAATCGTCAGGAAACGAGGCCAGTTTGCCAGATAGATTGGGAATGCGCTAGACAGATATGGGTTTGGAATCACAGGGAAACCAAACATACGACCAACAGCCGCACCGTCTTCATCGCCAATTTCCAAGAACAATGGCAGACCTTGCGAATCTTTCAGATTACGCAGAGTTTGAATCATTGCAGGGCTGATATGCCATGCGTTACCGGGCAAAGACCAGTATTGGCTTGGGAAGGCATTGACGATTGCCACAATGTTTGCGTAAGTCACGCCACCGCCAGTTTGAGCAACAGTTGCCAAGCTATGGATGCCGTTGGTAATGGCTGTACCAGACGAGCCATAAGCAGCAGTAGAGGCCGACACATACGAATCCAGACCGCGCAAGCCAGAAGTTGCACCAGTGCTGGTTGTCGTAGAGCCAGATTGGTCATTGTTAATTGCCATAGATGCGCCTTCAACTGCGGCGAATTCCAAGGCCAAGTCTTCAACCAATGTAGCTGGCAAATTGTTCACATCAGAGAACACTGCCGAACGAATAGGCAATTGAGCCGTAACCGCACGAACAGGAAGTTGCCAGATAGAAGTGTTAGTACCGGGAGTGCCTGTATCGTTTTGAACAGGATAGCCCCAAGGATTTGTTTGGTATGTAGCGTTACCAGTCTTGGCAACGAACATGGCATCAGAACCCATTACAGGAATGATGCGAGAACCCATACGGAAAGGATTAGCGTAACGCAGCGTTGCAAATGCATCATCAAAAACAACATTACCACCAACACCCGAACCAGAACCAGTGATTGCAGAGGCTTCTTTCAGGTCGATGGTGACTTTGCCACCTTCAGTGATAGCTTGTTTAATACCGTTCAGGATTTTTTCGGAGATGGTCATAATGGTTCCTAAAATAAAAACATAAAAAGCGGGGGCCGCAGCCCCCACTCTCTATCAGGTCGCAGTACCTGTCGAACGATAGCGAACGCCAGCGTTAGGATCGCGAACAGACGTTGCCAGACGTTTTTCACCGTAGAAGGTGATGTAACCGGGCAGAGTCTGGTCGTAGCGGCGCATAACCATGTTCATGCGGTCAACGATGGTGTGGAAGCGGCTCCAGTCAGCAAAGTACATTGGGTACAGGCTGTTAGTGCCAGCAGTGCCAGTAGTAGCTTGGCTAGGATTGTCCAAGTACTTGTTCATCACCACATCAAAGCCGAGCATCTGACCAATGATGCCATCGGAATTCAGAGATTCAACAGAGTTGAAAATCGGACGACCGTTGGTATCTTGCAGACCACGGATTGCCTGAGCCAAGATTGGGCTAACCATGAACTTGGCGTTAGGAGTCCAGTATTGTTGTGGCAGAGCGTAGATCAGGTTGATAACGTCTTTGTACTGGATGTTGTTAGCGCCAACAGTGTTGCCGTTGGTGGTCAACTGGTCATAAGTAGCCAAAGAGTGCAGACCGCTAGTAGAGCCAGTACCGCTAGAACCAAAAGCAGCAGTGGAGGTAGTACCGCCAGTGTAAGTGCTATTAGCGCCAGCATACTGATCCAGACCGCGCAGACCGTTAGTGCCACCGTAAGGGTTGCTCACGGATTGTGCAGCTTGGTCGTTGTTTTGGATCATCGACAGGGCTTCGCTCTGCGAGAACGAGGCCAGCATATCGTCAACCACAACAGCTTCCAGACCGTCGATGTCATCCAGAGCCGCAGTACGGATCGGGAATTGCACGTTCAAGTCTTGCAGCACGATTTGCCAGATGGAGGTGTCTTCAGTAGTGGTCGCACCGTTGTTCTGGATCGCATAGCCCCACTGTTCACCGGGGTTGCCAGTACGAACACGGAATTGATACGAGGAACCATCAGTAGCCACAGTGCGCGACACGCCACGCATTGGGTTCATCAGACGCAGAGCGGTAAAGGTAGGATCGTAAGCAGTACGACCACCTTTGCCATCGCCGCCGCCAGTCAGAGCAGAGGCTTCACGCAGATACGCATCGTATTGCGATTCGTCAGCAAAGATTTTCAGTTCTTTTTCTACACGGTTGTTACCTTTGTAGAAAGAGGCCAGTTGTTCACGGACGCTACGGTTAACGTCTTGGCGAACAGTCTTTGCCAGAGGTTTGATGATGGCAGGAGCTTGCACAGCAGCAACTTTGGCTTCCAGTGCAGACACCATTTCGCTGAATTCGGCTTTGACAGCTTCAACAGCAGCGGGGATAGCAGCTTCAACTGCTTGGATTTTCTCAGCTTGGGTAGCTTCGATAGCATCCAGTTTTTCGATGATTTCTTTAGACATGATTAGCCTTTCAAGCGTTTGTCTAGGAGTTTAAGAAGTTCGCGTTGCTCAAGAGCAGCGAGAATTTCCGCTTCGGTTGCCTCCGCATCAGAATCACTCTGATTCGGCGCAGTTTCAATCGGCTCTTTCACAGCATCACGCTGTTCAATGACCGATTTGAATACAGATGCGGCGGCAACCGACATCTGCTTGGACAGACCTGCATCCCGCAGGGCTTCTTCCAATACTTTAAGGTCAGCAGAACCATCCTCGCGGAAGTATTCCAGCTTTTTGACCTCGGCTTTGGGATTGTTGGGATACATTACCACGCTGGTTTCACGCAGACCACCTTTGGTGATTTGGAAATAACCGTCTTCGTAGTAATCGCCAGAACCCGCAGGGAATGGAGTGCCATCTTCTTTGACCCACTGATATTCATCAGCATATGCGCCAACAGAAACACCGCCAAACATATTGGGGCTTTCCGACATAACTTGGTACAAATCAGAACCAGCAGTTGTGTTCAAGAACAAACGACCAGAAGCATTCATGCCTTCATCGTCCATCTCAATGCTTGTCCATTCGCCAACAGGCATGGAATCAGCATTGTGATTCAAGAACATAGGAAGTGGTCGGCCTGAATCGGCAAATTCTTTTGCCCAATCCATAAAACCTTCTGGCTGATAATTGAATTTACGACCATCAGCGCCTTCACGAGCGCCCCAAGTCGTAATACGAGCCTCAATCTTTCCTGTCGGTTCGCCGTTTGCGGCCTTTTCGCACAGGTTCAACTTCGCTTCGCAGATCAGATTTACTTGCTTCATTTATTGCCCCTAAAGCAATTGATTGGTTGTTATCTTGTATTTTAGGGGATTGCCCCTTAGACACGGGCAAAGATATATTAGGCCGTATGACCTGTTTTGCCAATGCTATCAGATATTTTGAATCAAGTCGCATTATTTTGCGCCAATATTCATTTTTTTGGTTTGATTGCCACCACCGCCACCAGTATCTTGCTTAGAACTACCCGGCAAAGGCTCGGCTGATTTGGCATCTTTAACCAATTCGTCACCACCGTCAAGAGCTGGCATACCCATATAAGCCCGAGCTTCATTAGGGGTCAAAATGCCATTTGTCACGCCAGCAGTAGCAAAATTCATTTGGCTCAATGGATCGCCTTTCAGCAAATCCCGAGTATCAAATTCAATGCAAAGTGATGGATAGCCACCCAACAAATGTGTTGCCAATTTCTCTTGGATATTTACCAAAGTCGGATACATAGCCGATTTGTAGAATTCATCCATAGCCGTTTGGCTATTGTTGAATTTGCCATCATGAATACCGATCATGGATGGTGGAACACCAAACAAACCGCAGATTCGGCGCATTGTCTGGAGCTTCAAAGCAGCTGCATCAGCATCTTGCAAAGTCAGCATTTTCAAGGCTTCATACTTCATGCCTTGATCGAGCAACATACCTTGACCGGGTTTGGACGGGTCAGACTGACGCGAACCAACCATATTGCTCCACGCCTCTTTCAAACGAGCAGCAATTTCTTTGTATTTGCCATCAGCAATAACCTGATCCGTAGTAAACATTCCAGACGGTTTAGCGCCGTTTTGCATGACGTAGTTGGCATACAGGTCAATATCTTGGTCAAGAGCCACCAATTCAGCCGCCAAGATGCCTTTGTTGAAACCAGCACTACCTTGCCAAGCCAATTCCTTGCAATGCATGATTTGATGCGCTGAAAAGTCATGGTCTTTGTTGAAACCA